AATCTTAAGCAAGTTTTTGTAACTCTCCAGTTATTAAGGATATTCTCAGGTCTTTCCCATTTACCAGCCTCATCATGCACTAGTAAAGCTAGTTTTTCACCATCATAACTATTGTCTCCTGTGTTCTTCCAGTCAATCGTTGTATCTAACCCCTCTAGATCTTCTATCCTTTCGTTTGCTGTTATTTTTTTTCTAGTAAACCTTGTAGACGGCACTCTGTATGCAAGCTCTGTTTTTGGGCGATCCATACCATCTTGAATTGGTTTAAAAAAGAATGGATAGTTTATGCTAATTGGAACTATTTTATCAGTAAACATTTTTTTAGCATCCGCACCTGTTTTAGATAATACTCCAAATCTACTATCACCTGCAAGAGTGGCTAAGTTAACGGTTTCTGCCGAAGACATGAAGGAAAATCCAGATCGTCTATTTTTAAGATAGCACATGCCGTAACATCTTTTATCCGCCTTACAAGCTTCCCAGAATATAAAGAATAGCCTATTTGCTTCTCTAAAGTCTGGTGCTCCAACATCAATCTTGCTCCATTGTAAGTACATATACTGGGTGCCTGGCATCCAAGTTGGTTTACCATTATTACTGAACCAAAACCCCTCTTCCCTTCTTCTAAACTCTTCGTCTATGTAATCGTACCATTGTTCTTTTTGCTCGTCTGGATATGCTCGCCAATCAAAGATGTTCTTTAAGCGCTCCAATTCCTTCGGCTGAGTAAACTTAACCCATTTGTCCTTGGTGTTGCTATACACGTCCTTAGGTACCTTAGGTAGAGCTATCACTAGGTTTTGTATTTCTATGATTTCTCCTATCTGACCGTTGCGAGATAACACGATTATGTCATGCTCCTTGTCGTAACCGTACTTCCACTTTTTACCCTTGTTCATTCTGGATATAGTGGTTTTTTTTATTGGTTCAACCGTCTTAACTAAACTTTGCTCGTACATTATTTAGATCTACCTTCTGCGAATCCTTTAAAAGCTTTTTCCTTTGCCTCTTCAGGTGTTTTTCCCTCAAGCAAGTTTTCTTCTTCTTCAATTCTGTTAAGTATCTCAAACGCGTCAAATATAGCTAGTTTTTTAGATGCTGCGGCATTCTTTAGTTTATCAGCTGTTAGATCATCTTCAGAATCAGTGACAATAGCTTCCTTTGCTACTTTAATTAACTCTTCAACTGCCTTGTGCCCAGCTTGGATTATATTCCTCTTCGTTTCCTTGATGTTCATATTTGATTGTAATAAAATTAGATTTAACTCGATATAGTCTTTCGCCATCAACGACAAACTCGTATTCACTACTTGGTCTAAAACCAACTAGATCGTTTACTTCCACCGTACCATCAGAGTACTTAACGACACCTTGTAAGGGTTTTTCAGATTCAATGTTAAATTGGTCCACTGCTTTTAAGGGCATTACGAAACAATATCCCTTAGGGCAAATCCACTCTGAATCTCTTTTATACAAGAAGATCTGATCTTCACCTATAAAGTAAGTTGTATCATCAAAATAGCTTCTACTATTCTTTTCAACACCCTTTACATTGTGCCATCGTCTGAAAACGTTGTGATGTACTAAAACAGTATCATCAATCCGTATGTCAGCATGGTCCACCAGCGGGGTTGCGGTTACAACGGCTTCTCTATTAACAAACTCGTGGTTGAAGATCTCAGTGTTTAAGATAAGCTCTCCACCATCTAGTTGCTTAGTGTTGTTGTATCTTTCTCCCTTTGGTGTTACAACAAAGTCGTAAACACTTTTCATTAGTATTGTAGATTATACTCTACAGAGACAGCCATGTTTTTATTAAAGTCTTTCCAAGGCAAAACATCTTTACCTTTTTTAATATAAACAGAAAACTTGTTTTCCTCTTCTAGTATATCGCAGATAGTATGACCACCATACACTTCTTGCCCCACGGCATAGTGCATAGCGTCATTCTTATAATCTTTACCGATACTTATCTTACGAATTAACTTCGCCATTTTCCGGGTAGTTTATGGTTCCATCTTTAAGATCAATATCAATCGTGCCATACTGTTTGTCCAGTTCGCTTTGTAAGGCTTCAAGCTCTCCTCTAAGTAGGGTTACTCCATGCATGTTTTCATGCTTTTGCAACTCCATAGCTCCAACTTCTAGTTGGCCTCTATTTATACTATTAATAAGTTTTTGAACTTTTTCTAACTGCTCGTCAGTGATTTTCTCAGGCTTGATACCTTTAAGTTCTTTAATTTTTGCGTTTGTTCCTTTTGTTGCCATAATTTAATTTAATTTAATTTGTTTTTAATATTCTAATCCTATCATTAATTTTATAGGATTTCTAAACATAAGTTGCTCTTGGTGATCTATTTGCGCGCTTACATCTTTTACTGTCATCGTAGTTGCGCTATCCGCGGAAACAACTTCCATTGTTACTGTATCAGTGTGACCAATGATTTTATCTCCAGGTGAAAAAACAATTCTTGGATCTGTACCGCTTGTTGTAATTTGCACAGGCGCTACAGAAGCTGCTTGATTACCAGCCATATTAAGATCTACATCTGTACCAAAGTCAAAAGCCCCTGCTCCACCCCCTGCAACCCATATAGTTTGATAACCTTTAGCACTTGCATAGTTTGGATCTCCTTGAAGAACAACGTTGTACAAATCTCCAGAATTAGGGGTATTATCACTTCCAGAGGCTGTTCTTGAACCTATTACATTATACGACACCAAATAATCAGTATCATCAGCAGTAGAAAAGTCAACACGCGCGTATCCTATAATATTTTTTCTAAAACCTACTGTAGTAGCAGCGGCAGCTGCACCATGCTCAGTTCCGAATCTGGTTGGTTCAACACCGTTTATACTTCTTGCAAAATAAAGATTCAAGTCATTTGTGTTTCCCGCAGCTCCATTTGTACCGGTTACGACTAAAGTTATCATTTTTATCGAACAAGCTCCAGTTGGAATTTCTATGGGCGTCCATCCAAACACTATGTCTGCTCCACCATGTGCAAGTCCAGCACCTAAACTTAAATTTGGTTCTAAATCTACTAAAGCATATTTTCTATTCATAATTTTATTTTTTTACTTTTTCTATTGATCTTCCGCCAAAATAAGCACCGATCACTGTTATTAATACTAATTGTAATAAGTCTACCCACGAAGCTTTAACTTCAAAAGCTATAACACCAGCATCGATAAAAACTAACAGTATCGTAGATACTACTAGGAATATTAAAACTAGTGGTCTTATATTTTTACTAAGCCATGAATCGGATTGCATATCCATTTTCCAACGCTCAGTTACTTGTTTTTGCATCTCTGCCTCATAACCCATTACTAGGTCTTTTATCTTAGCTTCTGCTGCTAGCTTCTCTTCTTTAGATGTATGTAAGTTATCTATAACTCCACCTACACTTTTTACAAGTTCAGCTGCTCCACCTGATAATAATTTTGTTAATATACTCATTTTTTATTTTTTTAATACCCGCCACCGCCACCTGATCCTGATGATCCACGACTGCTAGATCCTGGAGATACACTCCTGCTAGGCACTGGATTTAGTTTAATATCTGTTCCTGTTGCCTGTTGATGGTTAGCCCCACCCATGTACCCCTGCTTTCCATTTAGATTATACCTATGGTAGCCGTTTAAACCCATTGATGAAGCCCAGTCTAAAGCTTCTTGAATCGTAGTAAATAAAGGTACTCCAGCTATATTTCCTATTATACTCATTTTATTTATTTCCGTTATTTGCGTCGTTTTCCCAAGGAAAACCAGTATCTCCAGCTTCTTTCCATTCTCCATCTACTAATATAGAATCTACTCCATCTATATCTTCTCTCTTAAACCTTTCTCCATTATACATGATATGATCGTCATCGTAAGCTAACTTACCTAGCCTCATATCTGTAGCGTGTCTCATCTCATGGTTTATGGTTTGTCTGTACTCAGCACTATCAGGATTTAGCTGGTTACTAACGTATATAGTTCCATCCATATTAGCTTCACCCATAATGCCCTCCGCAAGCGGCATGGGTACAATAGGTGTTCCAGGAATATTGGCTTGCTGGTTTCGTCTAAAACTTAACTTAGTTTTAATCTCACCATTATTTGCTTCCAAACCCCTATTTGATCCCATTTTAAATCCCATTATGCTCCGTAGTAACCTTTTTTGTAGTTTTTTGTAGGAGCGGCTTTATCATACATTTTAGCTGGAGAAGCTTCTATCTTAGCCTTTAATTCTGCAGGTAAATTATTTTGTTTGCCTACAAGCTTTTTCATCATAGGTGACTTACCGTACATTTTAAACCCTGAGTTTTTATTTGGCATAGTTTTATCTGTCTTTATCTTTTATCATATCGTCTATAGATTTATTAAAAACCTTGTCTGTATATGTTATATTATTATAGAAAACACTTCTCTCGGAAGTAGGTAAATCTTCTTCACCCAGTAGAACTCTATATATTCTACTTATTACTTGTGAGCATTTAAACGATGTCTTAAATAC